TTCTCATCACGTAATCTCCATAATTCAGCAACATCACCTGTCATTAATTGGTCGCAATCTAAAAATAATGCCCAACCTTTATAATTCATTAGGTGTGGAACAATAAATCTACTAAAACTAAATTCAGTTGATTCTATATTACTTCTTTCTCTAGTAAAATTATCTTTTATATTTTTTAAATATATTGGTGTAATAGATACAGGTCTAGTACTATGTTTTAATATACTATATGAAAGTACATTAAAGGCAACCCTTTCTTTACTATCATATCCAATAAAAATGTTTATCACTTAACCACCTTATTATTTAAATATGGATTATTCATACGTTCAGTTAAATTATTATGCATATTTTTTATAAATTCTTTTTCATCTACATTAATATTGGTTGTACATACAACTCTTCTTGTGTCTGAAAAACTTACTCCAGTTCTATGTGGTAACCAACCTGGAAATATTAACACATCACCGGTAACACACGGTATTTCTCTCCACGCATATGAAGCTTGCTCATTAAATTCGTGAGCTCTTATTTCGTGTTCTGTATCTCTAAACCAAATATTACCACTTAACTTATCTTTTGCTGGGTACATAGTTACCACTAAAGATGTGGAACCGTGTACGTGTTCTAGTGTTTCACCTTTTTTAAAATGTTCATTAACCCAAGACTTGGTAATATACCAAGGCATATTATTTGGATATGTCCATCTAGTTAAAACTTCCTGTACTCTAGGTCTAATCCATTCATAAAAATCTTTATATGCTGGGTTTAAATGTGGTTCGTAACCTTGTTTCAAACCATATGGATTGTCAACTTGAAATTTTTTAAATTTGGATTTATCTGCAAGACTAGCAGTTGATTTAGCAGGACCTGTTTCTAATGGTACATCACCTTCATTTACATTTTTAAATAAACTATCTGCACACTTTAACATAGCTTCATAATCTCCATCATAATGAGATTTATAAACTAAAGGGTTATTCAACCTAATAGGTTTCATTAAACCATCATCTGCGTCCCTTAAATAATGTGGATATGTTATATAATTAGTCGGTTGTGTCATAAGGTATAATATGTATGTTCGCCGTTAATGTTAATCTTCTAGTATTATCACCACTTACAGCTGTTTTGTGTGGCAACCAACCTGGAAACATTATTGTATGTCCAGTACTTGCTGGTATTTCTCTCCAAGGAGTAGTTGCTTGTGGATTGTCTTCGTGAGCTCTAACTTCGTGCATTGGATCTCTAAAAGAAATATTACCTGATTTAGCAGTTTTATTAATATAAGAGGTAACAACTAACGTGGTACTGCCGTGAGTATGTTCCATTGTTTCTTTACTTGTATAGTGGTCATTAATCCAATTTTGACCTATTCTAAATTTTATATTTGTTGGATAAGACCATCTTAATAAAACTTCCTTTATTCTAGGTTGTAACCAATCAAAAAATTCTTTAAATTCTGGTACTTGATCTGCTTTATAAGCTTTTAATAAAGTAGCATATTGATTTTTATTTGCCATTAATTTTTCATCATCTGATAATCTACCATATTTACTTTCATTTAACATCTTATCACATACAGCTTGATACTTGTCATTATCTTTTACCCAACCTTCAAACTTTGAAAAATAAACTATTGGTGTATTTAATGGAAGTGGTTGCATTAATCCATTATTAGAACCTTGCCAATAATTAGGAAACTTTGTGTATATATCTTCTAACGGCATTATCTCCACCATCCTATATCTTCAACTACTGGTAAATCTTTATTGTCCATATGTTTATCGCACCACCAACTTATTATAATAGCTAGTACTGCAAATCCTATAATAAACCAAAGACCTTTACCTGCTTCCCAATTTGATAACAAGTACCATAAAACTTCAACGCCATTCATACCTTCTAACGGATCTACCGGTGTGGCATTTTGTAATAGTTTATCAAAAACTTTATCTAGTGCTGTTAGTTCTGACATTGTTTAATCTGCCCAAAAATTTAAATATAGTAACCAAGGTACTAATACTGGATATACCACGTGTTCTACTAATTCATATAAAACAAGTACGGTCAATGCTATTGCCCACCACTTACTTGTTTTTGCTTTTTTAGAAACATATCCAAATACTTTACTATGCCATTTACCTATCTTCTGTACTATTGCGTTCATTTTTCTCCTCTAAATTCTGGACTTTTTCCTTTTTGTTTTCTTTTAGGACCTTTTAAATGATCATATATAGTACCTAATACTGACCTTGCTTGAACGTGACCACCACGTCCATCTCCTAAATCGTGATTTTTAACTTTGCTGTCTTCTTCAAATCTTTTTCTCACCACGTCCCATATATAACTATCGTGTTGTTGTTCTTCTTCATAAATCTTATCTTCATCATACATCTTTTTCATTTCTAAAGCAAATGATTTTGTGTAAGGGTGTCCTAAATTAAAATATAAAAATCCACACTCACTATAATGTTTATCACCTCTTCCCAAATAAGCCATCATACAATCGTCTCTATGGATATTATGATGTATCCAGGTAGTATTTATTGGTTTATAGAAAACACTATCTGCGTCTATACCAATGATACCAGTATAGTCTTTTGTGTTTAATATAGCGTGTGTATAAGCATAAACTTTATAACTAAACCTAACACCATCTTTCCAATATTTTTTTACTTTATCTTGGTCGCCAAATCTATGTCCATTTCTATCAACAAACTTTTTTAAATCTGGTATTTGTTCATACATATCCTCATCTTCATTATAAATTTTTAACTCAAAAGGCCAAAACTTTTTATAAGTTTCTAAAAATTGATGTCCATATTCTTCTTTAAGTTTATTATTCATTGTGGTAACCACTAAAAACTTTTTACCTAAACTATGATATTCTTTTATATCTTCATTACTCATCATACTTGTAAATCAAAGACATCAAACTCAATGCCTTCTAACTCCTTTGGTTTACCTTTAGGATAACTCGGCCATATTTGGAATTCTTCTCCTGTTGTATCACTTTTACAACCTGCAACTAACCAATCCCATTTAAACTCACCATCTATAACAAACTCGTTCATCACTTCGTATCTTCCATCTGGTTTTTGTAAAAGTAATTCTTTTTTACATTCTTCCATATTTTTATACCAACCTTCCATTTGAAAAGTTTGTTGTGTTTCTATTGGACTATGCCCAATTAGATATGCTAATATTAATATTTTAAAATCTCCCATTATTCACATTTCATAACGTAATCCATATGTCCATCAAAAGCAACTTGTTTATATCCAAATTCACTTTTAAGGAAATTGATTGCGTCAAATTTATTACCTTTATTATATTTCTCCACTTCGTCATTTTGTTCTACAACAATTACAGGTTTATCACCATAGATAGTTTTAACTGCACCTTGTAAAACTTTTAATTCGTGTCCTTCAACATCAAGTTTGATAAAATCCACATTTCTAAATTCAAAATCATCTAATACTTTTTGTTTAACTATTGTAGCTTTATGTTTAGGTACATCTTTTCTAAAATCTGTAATAACTCCACCAAACATTTTAACATCTTCTTTAATATTACCTAATGCATATGGATGAAAGGTAACATTATCTCTTTTACCTACATTATGCCAAAATCTTTCCTTTGTAGGTCTTGGTTCAAAACATTCAATAGTTTCAAAATCATCTACTAAATTTACCGTATATTGTCCAAATCTAGCACCAATATCTATAGCAGTTCTAAACTTTGTTAAATGTGGTTTAACAAAAGTATGTGTATGTTTCCATATATTCTCTACGTATTTCATATTACACCATCCATTATCATATGATAATATTTTCTCCATTTTTCAGCTACAATACCAATTTCATAACCTTTTAGTTGGTCTTTAATGTGTGCTTGTCCTTTTTTAATTCTTCTTAAAACTTCTTCTGGATTTTCTACTGCCCATTTAATACCCTCTTGTATTTCTCCAACGTACATATATTTTTTTAAACTATCAAAACTTGGACATCCTGGTGTTGTAATAACAAATCTTCCTTGTCTTATTGCGTCTATTGGTCTATTGTTACCTTTACCTCTTGTCATTCTATGTTCAGGATTAATAGGTAATAATACTAAATCTGCGTCTCTAACCATTTGACCTTGTTTCTTAAAATCCCAATTTATAATTCTATCATAATGGTGTTGATGGTCTCTTAATAAAATCTCTTCTTGGGGTTTAGACATACCATATTTGTGATCTGGATGTTTTGATGGTTTTGTAGGTCTAGGCCACCATTTGTTAATTACCCAATCAAATTGTACCGTATGATAACTATTTTTTACTAAAGTCTCAATTTTTTTCCATTTTAATTGTCTATAATTACTTTCATTACCATAATAAACTATTTTTAATATAGGTGGTTTTATTCTAAATCTTGGTCTCTCTTGTTCTCTTTCAGTAGGGTCAGGTATAACTCTTGCTACTCTATCAGTTCTTGTTTTAATAATATCAGCTAAAGCAGGACAAGTAGTGGTTACACCAGTTGCAACCTTTAAAGTTCTGTCCCATATATCACCTAATAAATCCCATTTATCATCTGCAACATCAAATATAAATTTAATACCTCTTTGTGTTAAGTGTCTTACATTTACATTGTTATGTTTCTTACCTAAAACAACAACATCATCTGCTGTAATATGTTCTTTTTCTAAATTAGAAATTACTTTACTTTCACCATAAAGATTATAGATATACTCTGACACCAAATAGGCTCTTGACCTATAAGAATAAGGTATTTGTTCACCTTTCTTTAATTCTGGACAATGAAATATTAACATATATTAAGTACAGCGTCCACCATTTTTTTAAAACCAGTAGACCTTTCTTCTGGTGTTAATTTATCATCACTAGTAAATGTGTCTGCAACCGTATTTACTGACAATGCTTTTCTTTTAAATTGTTGGGCTAATGTATATAATATATGTGTTTCCATATCTATTGCTAAATGGCCATATTCTCTTAATTTTCTCCAATGATTCTTATCTGGATTATAAAAATAATCACTTGACATCATAGTTCCAATTTTGGCCTTCTTATATTTCTTTTTAAACTTTAATAATAACTCTGTATCACAACTTGGACTATTTTGTACCCCAGGTATAATATCTTTTGTCATATTACTATCGGTGCTAGCAGTAGTAGCTGCCACTATATCTCCAACTTTAAGATCATTTGCAATACCACCACAACTACCAACTCTTATAATAGTTTTAACATTATAAAATTTAAATAGTTCTGTAATATAAATTGCGTTTGATGGCATACCCATACCACCTGATTGTACTGATATAGGTTTTAATCTATACATACCTGTATAACCTAATGCACCTCTAACATTATTAACTTCTTTACACTCTTCAAAATAAGTTTCAGCAATCCATTTTGCTCTATTTGGATCACCTGGTAATAATACCGTTTCTGCGTATGCGTCTTCTCTAGCTTCAATGTGTGGCGTCATATAATTCACTCCAATTCTTTACTCGTCTTCCACCATATCCTTTATTATATGGGTGGTCAAAGATAAATGTTTTTAATCCAACTTCATCACCTTGTTGAGCATAATCAACTCTATCTTCCAACCAGATATAATTTAAACCTTTATATCTTTCTTCTAAAATTTGTTTTTTAGGTTTTCTAAAATCTCCTGCACAATATATAAAATCAAAAATATCACCAAATAAATGTTTTAAATTCTGTTCTCTTAAACTTTGAGCATATTTGTCGGCACCAATCATACTGATAACATCAAATCTCCAACCTTCTTTTACAAATTTATTTACATACTCTACACTATCTTTATAAGCAGGAATAAAACCTAATGCACCTGACTCATTAAATTCTTTAATAGTATTTAATGCTCTCTCTTCTGATATACCATATCTTTTGTAATTGTCAAAATATCTATCTGTATCTGGTACTCTTTCATAGCCTTGTTCGTACATCCAAACGTTGTATGCAAACGACCAATCTAATAAGACACCATCACAATCACTTATTATCTTTTTCATAATTTAAAAATAACTTTCTAATTTCAGGCCAAGTTCCTAAATCTGAATAATCAGATACTTCAATTCCTTTTGAACCAAACATTGGCGTTTGTGTAATTTCATTTTCAAGTTCTTCTTGTTCTAACGTAGAACGTTCCATAAATTTAATACAAGGCATAAAGGCTCTTTTTCTAAATGCAAATCCACACCAAAACGAATTATATCTATCTACATCTGTTTTTGGTTTATCTTTGTATTCTATACAATTGCCATCCTCATTAATATATAACGCACCTTTAGTTTTTAACATTTCAGCATTTTTTTCTTTTTTATATAAAAATACAAAACCTGTTTCAAACAAAGATTTCATTACTTCTTCATATAGGTCTCCTTGTTTTAATTTCATTAATGTGTCTGGTAATAAAACCAAATTATATTCGCCCATTAATGGATAAGCACTTTTTATTGCACCTGTATATTCCTCTTCTTCTGGATTTTGGAATGTAAAACTAATTTTAAACTGGTCTTTATATTTTGCTAGATATTTAATTAAATCTGTTTTGTCTTCATTTATGACTACAACAAATTCCACTTCTTGACCTGTATCGTCTCTCCTATGATAATCTTTAAAATAGTTAAAACAATTATCTATCAATCCACCATCTGTATCCAATCTTAACAATTCTTTTGGATATGGCAGATTTAGTCTGGTACCTTTACCAGCTGCCGGTAATATAACCGTTAATTTACTCATAAGTATTTTCTTTTATACCATTGATGAAATTTCTTGTCTGTAAAGTACTCTGCTATTAAAGCAGCTGGTACTTGTTCAGAAGATATGCACTCGCCTAACGATTCATAATCCTTCTTCTTGACTTTATTTCTCCAACTTTCTGTTTTTTCTTTTTTCTTCATATGCGACTTTGGACGTAAAAAAGCTACTCCGCTCTTTTTCCGCTACTTTTTCGGCCACCTTTCTTTTGCAATAAAGGTCTGCGAATTTACCAGGTTTTTCTGTAGCTTACCATTAACAAAGTAAGCTTCAATCATATCATACCCATTCTCTCTAGCATATAATACACGTTTATTGCCTGTATGGCAAGCCAGACCCTTTTTATACTCGCCTTTTTCATCTTTTGGCCAATTTTTTTCTTTCTGCCAGTAGTGGACATCATCTGTAATAATGATTGGCCATTCCATACCAATAGATTTGATACTTTCCCTAAAATTAGGCATTCTTTTTTCTAACCACCTCATACCAGGTATTATCATAATATCTTTCACAGGTACGTCTTGTACCTTTATCGTATCGCCACCATCTAGTGGCATTCTTACGTGTTTATTTGCTCGTAATACTTTCATAACCATACTTGGATATGTAGTATGCGTCCACAATGTCAGTTACCGGAGACGCTAGCGTCTGTTGGTCTAACTTTTCCATTAAGTTCACACCTGTATCCTCATAAAATTTATCATACATTTTTTCTTTGTCTGCATTACCTTTACCTGTAGCAAACTTTTTAATATTAGCAGGAGGTATTATCTCATATTTGTGTCTTGTTAATCTGTACTTTAATATACCACCGTTCTCTGCAATTTGGAATAGAGCACGACCTCTACTTCCAAATGAGTAGCCTTCTATAAAAATTTTTGGATTTTCTGGTAATTTATCTAGTATAAAGGAACTTATATGTGTAAATCTTTCCACAGGATCATTATATGGTTTAATTTGGTGTCCGTTTATATTGCTGAATTTACCAGCATACTTTTTCTTGGTCGTTAAATAATATAAACTACAATCATTAAACTCACCTCTATATACACACATAGCAGGACAAGTTAAGCTTAAATCTATTCCTACGACCTCAATGTCCGTGTCCGTCTTCGGTGTTGTCTTCATTTTCATTTTCATTATATTCATCTTCATCTGCTGTTGAACCAGTTAAATCATATCCACAAAAGGGACACATTTGTGGCTCTAAATCTGTTGACTCTGCGACCCATACAACATCAAACTTACTTAAGCAATGTTCACACTTTTTCTTTTCACGAACTTTATCTGGACCGTGTTGGTTACTATGATATTCAGGCATTATAATTTAAATTTCTTAAACTGATCTTTCTCCACATCTTGTTTTATTCCACCTACTATATAACTTTCTATTTCAGTTTCTTGTGGTGCATTTTGCAAATTTCTGGAATTTAACCAATGGTTCATCCAAGGTAATGGATTAGTTCTCTGATCAAATTTTGGTTCTAAACCTATTGCTTTCATTCTTCTGTTTGCCATATACTCCACAT